CCATATCTTTCATAGCATTGCTAAAAGTTTCATTAAGTTTGTCAACTTTTTCTAACAACAAGACCTCTACGTTGTCCATTTTATTCTAATTTTACTATGTAGAGTCATTCATTCCACCAACGGCTCGGAACCGATTGTTGCCGTTTATATTAACGGTAGTGACCATTAGCTAATAGCCGCGTCTATAGAACTCACGTCCGCTGTATAGGTGCAAATCGTTTTTAATTGATATCCTATTCTACGTGAAATTGCTATACGTTGTGTTAGAGATACTGTTTAGATATGTGATGTATTCATCGTACTAATCTGGATAGTACTTAACCTATGGGTATTTTGCTGTGGCGTCTATTGCCCGGTAGTTGCCCATCCAATCGAACCGGTCTGATGCTATTAGTTGTTCCAGGGCACGCCACTCTATACCGCTGTTTCGGCTGTAGAACACATTAGTGAGTTCCTAGTCGACCTTAGGTATTGTGTTTTGCAAATGGTTAAAAAAATCTTAACCTGCAGGAACCAACATTTATGTCGCTAGTGTGTAAGACAATATTCCGGAATTGCGATTCAATAATGCTTCCGGTATCTTCATCCGCCGCAAATGCGGATGTTCGTAAACATAGCGCTAGTACAACTCATTAAAGAACTTTATTCCTGGGTATTCGTGCACCATAGATAACAATTTACACAAGAAATAAATTTGTCGATACTTGCCTGTGCTATAACATTTCTTAGTGCACCATGGTAGTTTGATTAGTGCCTTATATGGATCGCGCAGCATCGTATACTCACCTTGCCCATCTTTATAAAAATTACATGATAAGTATGACATTGTGCTAATAGTGACTTTTTGCGCTTTGACGAGCAGCCCCATGCGCTTGTATTCCGCAACTAGTCGCTGCATGTTGATACGCGCACAGCCGATGACTCCGTCGTCGCCTGATGGGTAATCCTTCTTTGGCACGCGCATCCTACTGAAGATGAAATCGGTGACACATTTGTTAATCAATGTGTTGCCACTGGTTGTCGTGACTTCACCAGACATCCGTGTAGCTATGACCTAATATTTCATTTTTCCTCCGCTCATAAACTAACAATACCTGACCCCGTGGATTTATTATGACCACTGATCGGCAAACTATTTCCCACAAAATGCTCTGATTACTGCGTATTCCACATACATCAAGGTGTTAGTCTGTAGGCTGTCATAGGTGTCGTAGTCTACTTCAATTACCTCCTCAAATGGCTCCAAATTTTCCACCAAGTATTTGGCTCGTTCTTTGGGTAGCATGTGCGATGTGTACCATTCTTTGGTCTTCAAGTGGTCATTTAAAGGGCCGATGTGGGGTAATGACACTTCTCGCATTGTTGGGTGCGATGCCTGTATCCTTCGTGAAGAATTGGGCTTGAGTGTGATTTCTCTTTTTTAAAAAACATCGACTGTGGTCTTAACCACCCTTTGTGACTACTGTAGCTCAGCTAATATTGCCAAGTACTTCTTCTTAGTGGCCGAAGTGTAACCCTGTCCTTCTATGTATTCCTTCATAAACTATATGTTTTGTTCCGGTGTATTAAAATTCTCATTGCACTATGGGAATTCCAATTTAGTCCAATTATCCACATAGTCAAACCACTCTTCACGTTCTTCATGGGACAACGTTGGTAAGGTAGCAGTCTTCTAGTGTCGGTTATACCCACTGTCCAACTAGTTATGTACACACACTTTTGCAATGTAAGGCATTTATGTGAAAGTTGGGCCAACCTGGTACATGTGACCAGTATCTTCACATGTCTATTTAGTGGTCTTTGGTACTTTCATAGTACCATTATAGACGACGTCATCCTTGACGGCCAAGCAATAACCGGGTATTTTCTACTCGTACTGGCCATTGTGCTTATAGGCGGGAATTATCTTAGTAGCGCCTCCTTTCTATCGGATGTCATCGTAGCAGATGTTCAAACCCACATTTCCAAACCCGAGAGGTGTGCTTGCGCCTCCGGGGGCATCAGTGTAACAATCACAAAACACATTCCTGATGTATTCTGGTATTGTACTAGTACACTTATGTTCATGGTTCGCTAGTGTGCACTGGATCTCAAGTTTACTGATATTCTGCGGTAATGCACGACCCTTAGGCACCACGCTATAATAGTGACCCATTGGCTTGCCTTTAACCAGCCCTTTGTCAATGCATAAAAAAACTATAAAATCAGCGCGGTCTGTTGTCAATTATAACTCCCAATCACGTAGCACCATGGGTCTTTGAAAGCATGAGTGTACTTGTACACTGCAGTTCATCATATCGCCCATTAGGCACATCTGCAGGGCAGACACTCCTTAGCAGTTTTCATCGATGAATATGTTTTCATCTATCACGCCACTCCCATTCCTTGATTTGATCTCTTTGCCCAGCACTTGCTTAGCATACTTGTTGTATTCCTTAACAAAACAGCTATAAAGTTCACTATACTTGTTAGGGTCACAAAGGCCTTAAACAGCTGATCGTATTTTCTTCAAATTCTAATGGCACAACACACGGAACCAGCAGTCGCCATAACCTCCGCAATCGTACAATTCTAGTTGTGCGCGACCGTGCTATGGCACATAATGCGAATTGAGGGTTGAGTTGCCATACATGTGGCATACGCTACCTCCACATGTGCATTTCAGCATACCGCCTTGGCAGAATTTGTGTTCTGTGTCGAGTGTTTCTATTGACTTAATGTCCGCTCTTTGTAGCGCGCCATTGACGATGATAATGTCTAAATCGTCACGTTCCTTCTTATCTGTTGCCTATTTCAGAGTGTCGCAAATGTCAAACCCTTGGTCGTCCTCTTCCATGCGTATCAGCGCTATTGCAAGGCACACAACATCCTATCTGCAGTATTTGGAAAGTTTGCTATCATTCCTCATCAATTCAAACAACTAATCAGCCTCCAATGTGAATTGATCGCGGTTTGCTGATGCCTTTGTGTACACAACTTGGTAATGGTCCCACAAGGCCCAGATGTCACCCTCAATACCTTTTTGCTTTGCCAATTCCTTTACTTCAATTGAGTCAAATCGGACACCTGCATCACGTAGTATTATTTTGTCATTGTCACCACCAAACAAGAAAAATCGACCTGCTAACTGCCATGCTAGAGGCTCATACTAATCAAAGACATACATAAGCGTCACATTAGCCTCCAA